GAGCAAAAATTAATTAGTGAAGATGTTATTGAAGATTGTCGTGGTTTAAACGTAGACCAGATTTATGCGGTGATGTTTGGGGCAATCCAAAAACTGCAAACAAAAGTCGAAGCACTGGAAAACGCCTAGGTTCAACTTAAAAAAGGAAAAGAATGACACTAGAAGAAGTACAAAACGAGATTGTTGGAATGAAGAACGAACTAGCAAAAGTTCCACAATTGGAAGCACGGTTGCATCGTTTATTAGGTATGGAAGAAGTGTTGCTAGAGCAGGAAAAAGAAAACGAACAGCCTGACCTTAAAATTGCAAAAAAGTAATGGCCCTGGAAAAAGCCTTCATCCCGTTGGATCTAAGCGGGAGCTTGGACACCAAAACAGACCAGAAAATGGTCCTTCCCACATCACTCACGGAGTTGGAAAACGGGATTTTCACAAGTGGTTCAACGATCACAAAACGTAAAGGCTACTCAAAACTATCTTCTTCCGTTTCAGGCAGCACCTCCGCGATTTCCTCTGGGGATGCACTCAGTAAATTCCAGAATGAACTTCTCCTTTTCAGTGATTCAAACCTCTATTCTTATGTAAACGGCAGGGAAGAATGGGTCAACAAAGGCGGTAGTCTTTCGGTCAACATTTCCAGTGATGACATCATCCGTAATGAATACGAGCAGAGTAATCCAGACATTGCTTATGGCGCGGGGCTTTACTGCATAGCCTGGGAGGATACTCAAGGCGGAGTCCGGGCGTCAGTCATTGATGGAGTTTCGGGTGCAATTCTTCAGAATAATACTTCGATTTCTGCCAATGGGATCCTTCCGCGATGCATCGAACTGAACCAGCAGTTGGCCATTGTCTACATTGACACCAGTTCAAATAATGTAAAAATCACGCAGCTGGATGGAACTGATCCAACGACTTTTGCCTCAGCAACGGATCTTGCAACAAATGCAGCAACGAGTGCCCAACAGTTGGATGTCATTACCTACTCTGATAATGCTGGTTTGTTTGCATATGCAGATTCTTCAGGGACCATCACCGTGGCCTATATCACCCAGGATGGTGCCACTGGAACCACGTTGAATGGATATGTTTCAGCATCTGCAATAGCCGGGACTTCTCCAGAGGATAGTCTGGCAATCTACCATGATGCCTCGGATCTGTATGACAATGACATTTATGTAGCCTACTCAAAGAATTCAGACAGCAGCGGGCTGAAGATGGCACGTTTGAATTTTGATCTGACCCTGGTTGGTAGTCTGGTGACAATCGAAGCCTCTGCAACCTTGATCCCTCGTGTGACAATGCAACGGGACTCGGATGGGGATGTGGTCTTTTTATGGGAGCATTATGCTTCAAACGATTATGATCGCCTTATCAAAACAGCAACCTACGATATAACCGGGATAGATAGCGGCAGCTTGGGATCAGTTACCGTTTTAAAAAGATCCGTGGGATTGGCCAGCAAAGCCTTTTATTACAACTCCAAAACCTATTTTATTGCAGTCCATGCATCTGATCTTCAAAGCACCTTTTTCCTGCTCGATACCACCGGGTTGATTGTTGGGAAACTCCACACCAGTGTCGGCGGAGGATTGGCCCCAGATTCTACGCTGCCATGGGTTACGGATGATGCATCAACAGGAATTTTCAAAATTCCTCTTCAGGTCAAGACCCGCCTGGTTAGTAAAAATGATGACATCTATTCCCTCAAAGGCATCTCCCTGAGTACCGTGGATTATACCCAAAGCTCCAGTTTCCAAGGCACCGAGTTGGGGGAAAATTTACATATTGCCGGAGGGTTTGTCTCGGCCTATGACACCCAGAACATTGAAGAACACGGGTTTCATCTGTACCCGGAGGATGTTTCACAAAGTACCAATAATGGAGCTGGATCCCTTGCAGCAGGCACCTATCAGTACCGGGTGATTTATGTCTGGACCGACAGCAGAGGCCAGATCCATCGATCTGCACCATCGGTTGCAGTCAGTGCATCTCCAACGGGAGGCTCCTCAACGGTCACCCTGACCATTCCAACCCTGCGCCTCACGGATCATTCAGGAGTCACATGTGAAGTGTACCGGACCATCACCCTCGGAACCCTCTTCTATAAAATCGGATCTGTTGCAAATGACACCACAAACAATTCGGTAACCCTGGCCGATGCGGGTGCCACCACCGATGACAATCTCATTGCAAAACAACTGCTTTATACGAATGGGGGAATTGTTGAAAACATCTCCCCGCCTGCAACCTCCGTGATGGGGATTTTCAACAATCGGCTTTTTGCAGTAAGTTCCGAAAATCCTAAGTTGCTTTACTACAGCAAAAAACGGCAAGCAAAGTCTCCTGTGGAGTTTTCAGATGTTTTCAGCATTGTCATGAACAAGGCTGAGCGTGTGACCGGACTCATGGAGATGGATGAAAAGTTGGTAATCTTTGAACCTCAGAGGATTTTCTATATTACAGGAACAGGCCCAACGGATGCGGGATTGCAGAACAGTTTTTCAGAACCTCAGCTGGTTACTGGAGATGTCGGATGCACCGGAGTTGATAGCCTCATCCTCACCCCTTTGGGGATCATGTTTAAGTCCCAGAAAGGGATCTATTTGTTGGATCGTAAAATGGAAACGATCTACATCGGAGCCGCGGTGGAAGCATACAATGATGAAACGATCACCAGTGCCGTGATGGTCAAGGATTATTCACAAGTTCGATTCACCACTCAGGCAGGCCCTTGCCTGGTCTATGATTTTTATTATGGGAAGTGGGCCACCTTCACAAACCATAGTGCCACGGGTGCAGTCATCTGGGATGGCACTGATAAATACTGTTATCTCAGAACCTCCGGGGGCCTCGTCTATCAGGAAAGTGATTCCTACCAGGATGTTGATATGGCAATTGTTCTCAAACTCACCACGGCCTGGATCAAAACAGCAGAAATTCAGGGGCTGCAACGGGTCCGCAGGGCCTTGGTTTTAGGAGATTATAAATCCAATCATATCCTGGAAACCCGGATTGCTTACAATTTCGAACAGTTTTTCAATGAAAAGCACTCATTCAATTTCGCAGATGCAACCGGGTTGAACGAATACGGCGATGAAAGCCCGTATGGATCTGAATACTATGGTGCAGGAACGAACCTGGTTGCAGACGGTGTGTACCAGTTCAACATCCACCTGGCCCGTCAGAAATGTGATTCGGTGCGTTTCCGATTTCAGGACACTGTTTCCTCAGATCCTGGCCAAGCCTACTCCATCACGAACCTCATGCTGGAGGTCGGCATGAGAAATACATTTGCATCACTTCCTCAGCAAAAACTGGTCTAAATGGCTTATTCAATGAATCCAACAATGTCCGAGGCCGAGCTGCAACGCCTGGCGCAAATATTACAAGAACGTGGTGAGGGTCTGGCTGCGATCAACCAGGGTGAGGCCGATCTGCTCGAAGCATTTGGAGGATCCGGGCAATCCCTTGGAGGGTACGGGATGGGACCAGGTGGTGGGCCGATACGGAGTTACAAGGTTTCTAAAGATATGGATCCTCTTAATACGGGAACACTAGGGATGGGAGGAGGTACAGAAGGGTCCACAGGAGGCAGTGGAGCAGGATCTGGGATGGATTCGAGTAGTAAAGACAAAAATATTATATATAAAGGGAAGTGGGTAACTTGGGGTGAATATTTGAGGTTAACGGCAGCCGACAAATTGGCAGCGAAAGAGAAGATTCGGAAAGCAGAGGAGGCAGCAGCACGCCCGGATGGGGAATCACATCCTACTAACCCCGACTTAGTATGGGATAAAAGCGCCCAAGAATATAAAAAGAAAGTCAAAACCCAGTCAACCCACCCAGGCCATCCGACCGGACAGGGGGAGGTTGGTGATATAAACCTAGTGAAGAAACCTGATAAACCCGCCGGGGATGACGGGAATTTTAAAATATTAGATGATGGCACCATCCTCACCAAAGTGACCAATCCTGAAAATGGAGATGTCACCGTCATCTCAAGTAACCCAGGCCATAATCTGACTGGAACCACCAACCTCGATGATGCTGCAATAGTTGTCGAGCAACAAAAGAAAACTAAAGACTCTGGTGGAACAACCATCTACACACCTCCACCACCACCCAAATACAAAGACAAGTTAGGCAACGAATACAAAACCAAGGAAGAAGCTGAGGATGCAGATGACAAGATTGATGCAGAACGTAAGGATCTCAAGGATAATTATTTCAATGATCTTCTGACTGATGACACCTGGGATGTCCTGGAAGCAAAGGGGGAAATCCCAACCTTTGATTACCTGCCTGAATCAGAGGTTGAGTCTGCATTCAAGACCAAGATGCTAGTGGCCACCGATGAAGGACGCACCGAAGTTCCAAAAATGGTGGAACTACTCACGAAATATCTGCAAACCACGGATCCGGTAACAGGGACATACAGCAATTTTGACAAGACATATGATCAGTTCATTGCACAGATCATTGCAGATAATAATAACACATTACCAATCAACCGATTGAGTGAACCCACGCTGAGGGCAATGTGGGAAAAAGCAATGTCCAAGGCAATGAGGAAGGAAGCATTTGAACTGACTCCTGCTGAAGTTGCAGAGTTTGAAACGGCTGCACCTCAGATTGCAGCATCCGACAATTTCTTAGAATGGTGGGCAGGTCAAGGTGGTGTGAATGGATTGTATAAAACAGAGGCCGAGGCCAGAGTCGCATGGGAAGGACAACAGGTTACTGATGCAACTGCACCAACCATTGGAACTATTGACCCAGCAACCGCACCCACGGTTGGGACAGTGGATGAGCCTGACGAGGTGACTGTTGATACCATCACCGCACTCACTATGGATGACATTGAGAGCATTGGAGATTTGGATGATGTCGCACAGTATTTCTTGGACCGGATCAAAGGTGCCTCCACCAGCCCGGCGCAGCTTCAACTCAAACGAACAACAGAACAAAACCTGAAACAGTTGCTTGGACTCCAGGCCGGAGCAGCTGCTGATCCTGCACGGATCCGCGGGCTTAGAAACATGTGGATGGCCACTCAACAGGAAGCAACAGGCCAAGCCGCAGAGTTGAGATCACAGGAAACCATAAATGCCGAAAACTCCCTCATTGAAGTCTACCGGGTCAAAGGCACCATGGAGCTTCAGGTGGAGCTGGCAAACCTGGAAACCAGACGCCAGAAGGCGATGAAGGATGCAGAGTTTGAACAGGCAACCGAGTTATCCATTCAACAGACTGCACTCACCAGAGTGATAACCCAGGCAACCATAAATCAGAATACTGCTCTTGCAAACCTGGAAGCCCGCCGCATCAAGGCAGTGGAGCAGGGCAAGCTCAACCTTGCAACCAATCTAGCAAATCTCCAGAAGGATCTGGCTATTGCCCAGATCAATGCCAATCTCAGTCTCCAAAGTAAAGCCATGGACCAGGCCCTGGCCATTGCCGCATACAAGGGTGACATGGCTGCACAGGGGCTTGAGGTGACCATCGACTTAGCCCAGATGCAGGCCACTCTTACAAAGATGGGTTTTACTCTACAGAAGGATCTGGCGGAGCTGGATGCCGAAACTCAAAGATACATTCATGAACTTGGAGCAGCCTGGAACCGGGAGAATAATAAACAGAAACGTGATGATACGATCCTGTCCTCTCTGGTTGCCCTTGCAGGAACTGCACTTGGAACCTATGCGGCTTTGGGCGGTTCCGACATTCGGATGAAAAAAGATATACGCGGTGCGGATTCTGAAGTTGAGGGATTCCTGGATGCTCTGAATGCCTACCAATACCAATATAAAAATCCTAGCAAACCCTATGCTGAACCCGGTGCGTTTGTTGGGATCATGGCCCAGGATCTGGAGAAAAGTTCAATGGGTAAATCCTTTGTAAAGGACACCCCTGAAGGCAAGGTTCTCAATATGAACCATGGCCTCGCGGCAATCCTGGCAGGACAGGCAAATATAAACGAAAGATTAAGGGAGTTGGAAAATGGCCGTTGAAGATGCACGGGGAATGTATGAATTCCTAGTCAGTACCAATCAGCTCAATCCAGAGCTTGCAGCGCACCAGCAATTGATTGCCAGGTTTGGATCTCCAGAGCAACCGATGCCCTCAGCTGAAGGCGG